CCGCATCGTAGGTCCAGCATGTCCACAACGCTCTTGGAATGCTCTTTAGCCTCGTTCAGCCACACCCATGTAGTCTGTATACCTCGTGCCTTCTTGACGTGATCAGGACGATCAAAGGCGATGAAGATGACCTCACTGCGTACAGTCGTGCCATCCTCTAGCTTGAACTGAATCTTGTGCGTAGGCGGCTCCTTGTTACCCTGCTTAAACTCACCCAGATCCCCGTGGACTTCGAGCCAGTCTTTGATGGTTGTGGAGAATAGTTCGCTGTAGGTATTACGTGCGGCAATGATCCTTGAGAGTCTCACGCCGTAGTTGGGATGCGTCTCCCGTGTCACTGGTGCCTGCTCGCACATCAACTCTAGGAACTTCAGGATAACTTGGACGGTCTTGCCGGAGCCTAGCGGCCCCATGATGAATGAGTTACGTGCCCGACAGTCAGCAAACTCTTCAAGCACTTTGCCTTGCGGCTTCATTACATATTCAATCGTCGCCATCGAAGCGCTTACGCTGTACAGCTATGACTAGATCGCCACCATTCGGGCCGGATATCTCAGTTGATTTCAGGTCTGGCATGAACTTAGCCATCATCTTAATAGACAGGTCAGCCGCAGACTTCATGCGCTGGACTTCAATAGCGTCAAATTCCTGCTCTGGATCTAACAATTTCTTAACAACTTCATGGACATGCGTTTCATACCCAGACGCTTCAATCTTCTTTCGCATCTCGGCTTGGCGTGTCTCTCTGTTAAGTTGCGCTCTTGTCTTTGGCACCGAATATCCTGTCCCAGTTATCAGCGTATGCCTTCCGGCTTTGTGCTGTTGATTTACGCGCTCTTGATCCTTTCCCGCCGTTTAGCTCTGGGAAGTGTCTATCCCGCGTTTCCTTGTCTAGTTTACCACGATGGTCTGCCATTAGAGATCCCACCTCACAACCTCAAGGATAGTCCCGTCCGCTTCCTCTAGCTTTACAACAGATAGGTTAGACAGTATAGCTACGTCTGATCTCCAAGCCTTAGCCATAGAGTCTGCCGCCCGAACTGCAATGATGTACTCATCTATATCCATTGATAGCTCTCCCGATAAGCTCTGGTATTGGCGGCACTACTGCATTGCCTAAGCATTTAAGTCTGTGTGACCGATTGGGAATCCCATTAGCCACTCGACCCATTCCGGGTTCATCGGTGAAGTATCGTTTTCCAAGGTCGCAACTTGACATGATAGCTCTTTGTCTACGCGCTTCCTGTGGTATTCCATATTGCTTGTTACTGACTTGTAATCCGATGCTTTTGGGGTATGCCACAATCCAGATCCTATCTCTGTGGTGGTTCGCGCCAAGTTCGGAAGCTGGTATACAGTGCCATTCCGCATCATACCCGAGCGAGGAAATGTCCCAAAGAACTCGCTTAAACCAAGCTCCCCGTTCTCCATTAAGCAAGTTTGTGACGTTTTCAAAGATGGCGTATCGAGGTCGAAGCTCCCCAAGCAAACGGGCGCACTCTGTCCACAATCCACTACGCTCTGCCTCAATGCCTCGCTGGTGTCCCGCGACTGAGATGTCTTGGCAGGGGAAGCCGCCTGTAATGACATCGACTCCAACTCCGTCTGAAGCCAGTCGCTCTGCTGTGATTGTTCGTACATCGTCATAGATCGGTACTCCGGGCCAGTTCTTTTTCAAGACCTTCTGAGCGTATGGATCTATCTCACAGAATGCTACTGTTTCAAATCCCGCTCGTTCCAGTCCTAACGTGAATCCACCTATTCCAGCGAATAGATCAAGAACTCGCACAGTCTATACCTTTAAAATTGGGATGACCGTTCTCGCCATTAGATGCTATCCAGATGTCCACGTTCCCGCAGTACCACTCTTGATTGCTGATCTCTTCTTCCATATCAGCGTTACCCAGTATGCCCATACAAATCACAAATAAGACAATGCCCGCAATGACGCGGCCCGGATACTTGTTGAATAATTCCTGTTCGTACATGTCCCTTTCCCTTTTTTGAGGGGCAAGAAGCCCCGCGACCTTTTCGGCCTGTTATGTCCCCATGCCTAGTGACTGGGGTAATGTTTCGCCATCTCTAACGCTCGTGCATTCTCTAGCTTGTTGATTGCACATAGATCGAGATACTCGGACTCCGTGAGTCCTTTCAAACGCCCGATAAGTTCACATACCTTATCGAGGTTCTCAATGTGCTTTTCACCGTTACGAGTGCAGAACATGGCTCGCTTCACTGTAGTACACATTCGGTAAGTATAACACAATTTGTGTGTGTGCAACTATTTTTGTTAGTATTATCCAAAACAACTACCAAGGGAGACAAAATGAGACCTATCGAATACCCGTACCACATGACCCATCAAGAGATTGCGGATCAGTTAGGTATTAGCCGGGTAAGGGTTCGCCAGTTAGAGGCCAGCGGTATCAAGAAGCTCCGTAAGCGTATGGCCCTACACCAGTACTATCTGGACCACATTAGTTCCAGCTCTGAATCTCGTAATCGGGATCACATTCCTTACGTCTGACCTCATCGCGGTAGTGATCAGAGATATCCTTTCTCAACAGCTTGTTGGTCTTGTAAATCTCGTTCCGATCCTGCCGCAACTTATCCATGTGCGCTTCGCCAAGCTCGACGTTCAGCCAGTCGTGAAATGCTATGGGGTTGGACGTGAAGTAACGGTGGCAGGCATGACACAAGGCAGTAGCGTTTGACATAGCCCAGCGGACTCGCTTGTTGGCTCTGCCATAGATATGGGCGCACTCTAGCCGATCAGTCTTGTGACAGTGTAGGCACTTGCCGTCGCGTAACCTTACCGCCTTTGAAAACCAAATGTCACACTGCTCGCGCTTGACTGCCATCGTCCTCTCTCGTGTATTGACGCTCTCGTAGGATAGCTTTCTCGCAGTTGCCGCAATCGCACGACCAGCCATCCAGCTTGTGGGGGTATTCTTTCCTAAACTGCGGCACCATGATCTTGTAGCATTCAGTGCACTTCATCTGGGGTAAATATGATTTCAATGTCATTTGATCCCTCATCAAATAAAGCGGAAACCCATATTTCCGCGAAGTCATCCAAACTCAGATCGACTGTGATCCCGTTAGCCGCCCAGCCTAGCACGTACACGTCACAGTGTTTCGGGTTCTTGCCGCTGGTTGCGCCGCCAATGTCCTGTGTCTTGATGAGCGCTTGACCTCCGCCCGGTAGCGGACAGCTAATAATAGGAATCATTGCTTGGGCCTCACAGTTATACGGGCAACTTCACCATCGGTTGCATCGTAGGTTATCACCTTAGCGCCACGCTGTGACATAAGCCCCAGACGGGTCGCATACGAGTCCCTAGAGGCAAGGGTAGGGTGTTGCTCTGTAATCGCTCCAGCGTCCTCTAAAACGCGCTCTGAGTGGTAATGACCACTATGGATGTAGGCAACCTTAGACCTGCCCCAATCTTCTCTGAATCGCGGCTCGCTTGCGAACACCTTGGGCAACCGATCCATCTTTACTTTATGACCATGATGGAAGCACAGCATGATCTCGCCATGCCGGTAAGCGTAGTAAGGAAAGTCATTATCAATGACCTCCAGTCGCGTCTCGTTTGCGTAGAGTTTTCTAATGAACTTGCGTAGCCAGATAGAGCCAGCAATGTCGTGGTTGCCCTCCGCGCAAACAAAAACGACCTTTTCGTATTTCTCCAGCATCATGCGGACGGCCTCAGTCATAACCATCATGGCGATGTCTACAATGCGTGAGTATCTCGAATCGCCTTCAAGTAAATGCTTGCCGGTGGGGGTTAATTGGTCGAGTCCATCCCAGTGTAAAAAATCACCAAGGTTACAAAGTAATCCGATCTTCGATTTAGGCGTACTGTCGATCATCTCTTTGATGCTTGAGAGAAACAGATCGCGGGCCATGTTGGTGTCATAGTCCTCGCTGGTCTCTTGTCCCCAGCAGTAAGAACCAAGATGGAAATCAGTAATCACTAGCAGAGACAGCAAATTATCCTGCGTGGTCTTTGGCTTCCTGACTGGCTTCCACGGCTTCATGCCTTCACATGCCAACTCGATCCGCTCGATCATCATCTGGAACTGCGCTTCTTTGTCAGCGACAGATTTCACCCACTGGCCAACAGGCTTGCCTTCTTCGTTGTAGTAGGTAGACACTCCCTTCACTGTGAATGCGTCCGGGACGGTTCGCGTCATGTCATGTTCGGGTGAATAGCCTTGCGCCGATGCCCTAGCTTTCACCGCCTGAATAGCATCGCGGGCGGCATAGCGATTAATGTTTAGCATCTCGCCAATCTTCGAATAACCAAAGCCCTGCTCGTACAGCTCTATGACGTTTTTTTGTCGTTTAGTATTGCAATACTCTTGTAAGCTCATCATCTCCCCCGGGATTGATGTTAGTTGCGCCTCCCAAATGGCACATTGATTGAGTATTTTTCGACTAATAGCCTACTCAAAACCTCGTAAATGTCGTTGACTTCCATGGGATTGATCTTCCTCGTGGATTCAACGCCGGTTACTGCTTTCTGGATAGGTCGCCACATATAGTCTTTAATCAAGTACATAGTGGGTTCGATAGGTACGCCGTCTTTAATGACGGTCTTC